TCAAGATGGCGGCCCGCCCTCGCGCGCAAATTCCGGCTTTTCGCTCGGATGTGAAGTCGCTTAACTGTGCCCGTTAAGAGCAAAGCGGGCAAAACCCGCACCGCCACACATCTGGTCACCCGATCGGAGATGGCTCGCCAGCTCGGCGTTTCACGTTCGGCGGTGACCCAGGCCTGCCGCCCCGGAGGCCGCCTGCATCTGGCGTGCTCGGGGACTGCGGTGAACGCCCTGCATGAGGCGGCGCGGCGCTGGCTGAGCGAACGGCAGGCGGCCACGCAGGAGTTGCCCCCGATCAAGGTGGACGGCGGCTCCGAGCGGCCCTCCTCGCGCCCCATCGCCGAGCTCGAGCTCGAGCTCGGTCCGCGGCAGCGCACGGACCTTGCTACGCTCGCCGAGCCACTCACGGCGCTCACCAATGCGTACGGGGACGCCGTCGGTTTGGAGCGCTGGGTGAAGTGCCGCAAGACATTGGAGGAGGCCCTCAAGGCGGAGCTGCTCCGCCACCGCATCGAGGGCCGACTCGTGGCGCGCACGACCGTGACCCGCATGGTCGGTCACGTCGACCTCGCGTTCCGGCTCCTGCTCTCGGACGCACCGCGGTCTATCGCCACGCATCTGGCGCCCGAGAACATGGCTGCGGCAACGGCGTTGGTTCGCGATGTGATGTCGCAGATCCTCACCGCGGCGCGCGACCACATGGCTGCCTCGCTCGAGGCGGACGACACGCTGGCGCCGTTGCTGGAGGCCGCGGAGTGACACGCGTTGCACCGCGGTACGTGGTGCCGCGGTATCGCCTACCGCGGTTGCCGGAGGCGGCGCAGTGACACGCCACCGTTGCGCGCTCTGCTTCGGCTATGACCGGCATTGCTCGCGTTGCGAGGGACGCCGGCTGGCGCGCAAGCACGGCGGCGAAGACGACCAGGTGGGCGAGGATGAGCGCTCATCGCCAGGGGGCTCGCCCACCGGGTTGAACGTGGATGGGGACAACCGGCAACGGGAAGCCGCGCCGTTTGAGGCGGAGCCGTGACGGCCAACCCAGATACCGAATGGCTGTGCCGGCAGCTCCGGAAGCTCACCGTCAGCATCGCCATCATGTCGCCATCGGAGTGGACAGAGGCGAAGCGGTACCTGCCGGCGTCGAGCTCGTCGATGCCCGGCTACTTCCGGTTCGACGTGATGCCCTACACGCGGGAGATCATCGACTGCATGTCGCCGGAGTCGGACGTGCGTCACATCACGATCATGAAAGGAGTGCAGGTCGGCGCGACGACGCTGCTCGAGAACACGATCGGCTACTACATCGACCAGATTAAGACCGCGCCGATGATGCTGGTGACGGCAGACGCCGAGCTCGCGAAGCTGCGCATCGAGTCGTTCGTGGTGCCGATGCTCAAGTATTCGGGCCTGGACCACTTGGTGGGGTCGCTCGACGAACAGAACCCGCGCAAGACCGGGCGCACCGACAAGAAATACGAATGGGAGGGCGGCGGCTCTCTTATCCCGCTCGGCGCCGTGAACGCCAACAAGATGCGCTCGATCCCGATTCAGGTCCTCTTGCGCGACGAGATCGACGGCTGGGCGGACAACGTCGGCAAGGATGGCGACCCGGTCACGCTCACCGCGGACCGTACCGCTGCCTACGAGGCGAGCCGCAAGATCTTCGACTGCTCGACGCCGCTTATCAAGGGGAGCTCGAAGATCAGCAAGCTGTTCCAGTCGGGCGACCAGCGCCGCTATTTCGTGCGTTGCCTGAAATGCGCCCACCCGCAGGTGCTGCGCTGGCGCCGCGAGGACAAGGACACGGGCAAGATCACCGGTATCGTCTGGCAGACTGCGGAGGGCCGTCTCGTGGAGGGCTCGGTGCGTTATGTCTGCGAAGAGTGTGGGCACAAGCACAGCAACTCGGACAAGACGCAGCTATTTGCCGACGGTAACGCGGAGTGGAAGGCCACGGCCGAACCGGAGACGGCGCATCATCGCAGCTACCACCTGAGCGCGCTCTACTCCCCGATCGGGATGCAGACCTGGGAAGCCTGCGTGCAGAAGTGGCTCGAAGCGTGGGACGAGGTGGCGAACCGCTCGAAGGACAACGCCAAGCTCCAGGTCTTCTACAACAACGTGCTCGGCGAGCCGTTCGAGCAACGGGGCACCAAGCTGCGCTTCGACATCGTGTCCGCGCATCGTCGTCACGAGTACCGCTACGGCGAGGTTCCGAACAAATGGCTCGAAGAGTACTGCGCCTCGCCGGTGCTGATCGTGACGTGCGCCGTCGACGTGCACATTGATAATCTGGCCGTCGCGGTCTTCGGCTGGTGCCGCCGGCGCCGCGTGGCATTGCTCAACTATTGGCGCTTCTTCGGGGACACGGAGGCGCTTGACAACCCGAAGACATGGGGACGAGTGCGTGAGGTCATCGAGGCGACAGAGCTCGTCGCGGACGACGGTCGGCAATATCGGATCGAGATGACGCTCATCGACTGCAGCTACTTGACGGACACCGTGTATCGGTTCGTCGAGCGCTACGAGGCGGGCGTTTTCCCGGTGCGCGGGCGCGAGTCGCCCCCGAAGAGCGCGCCCATGAAGGAATTCTGGAGCTACACCACGCCCTCCGGAATGATCGGCTGGGCGGCTTCGGTGGACATGTACAAAGACCGCTGGAGCTCTGCGCTGCGGCGAAGCTGGGACGGCATCAGCGTGCAACCGGAGGGCTTCTTCAATGCCCCCATCGACGCGACCGACGAGCAGCTCAAAGAGCTGACCGTTGAGACGCGACGCGAGAAGATCGACAAGGCGACGAACAAGCGCCTCGGCTTCTATTGGCATCGCCCGAGCGGCGCCAACAACGAGCTCTGGGACTTGCTCGTCTACAACAACGTGGCCCTCGATATCATCGCCTTCGACGTCTGCATTCAGCAGATGGGACGCGAGACCATCGACTGGGAAGAGTTCTGGACCTCGCTCCTATGACCGATTGCTGCGACGACACAGAGTGGCTCGACCAACGGATCGCACGAACGAAGGCTCTGATCCTCGTCTATGAGGATGCTGTCGAGGCACTGGCAGGGGGCGCGCAGAGCTACCAGCTGGACACCGGTCAGACGCGGCAGCTCGTCTCGAAGGCCCAGCTCGGCTCGATTCAACTGACATTGCAGCGGCTCGAATCGCGGCTCGCAACGCTGCAGGCACGCCGAGGCGGCAGCGCACAATTTAACATGAGGCCCGGATGGTAAGGTACCCGCTCCTGAACCGCGTCTACGGCTGGCTCTACGGCAATCCGGGGCCGGCGCCCGACGCCGCCCCATCGGTACCGGTCGTCACGCCCGACATGATGAGCCCGGTCAGCGCGCCTGCGCGCTCGATGTGGCACGACGGTGAGAAGTACCCGGGGGGCTTCGGGTTCACCGAGCTGCTCGTCGCCGACTACTGGACGCTTCGCATGCGGTCGACCCAGCTGTTCAAGTCGAACATCTACGCCAGAGGCATCGTCCGGCGTCTCGTGACGAACATCATCAACACGGGGCTTTCGCTCGAAGCCGTGCCGGATGAGTCGATCCTCGGCATCAACGAGGACACGCTTGCCGACTGGGCGGAGTCGGTCGAGAACCGGTTTCACCTATGGGAACGCACGCCCTCGCTCTGTGACTACAGGGAGCGCGTTTCCTTCGGGGCCCTGCAAGCTCAGGCGAAGCAGGCCGCGCTCATCTCTGGCGACGTCCTGGTCGTGCTCCTGCAGGATCCTGCGACCGGTCTGCCGCGCGTGCGGCTCGTGGACGGCAACCGCGTGCAATCCCCGTTCGGCGCCACTCCGGACATCCAGGCGCTCGCGCCGGGCCATTGCATCAAACACGGCGTCGAGCTGGACGCCGACGGCCGTCACGTTGCCTATTGGATCACCCAGACCGACGCGACACATCCATTCCAGACGAAGTCGAAGCGCCTGCCGTGCATCGGCTCGACTGGACGCAAGATGGCGTGGTTGGTCTATGGCACGGACAAGCTGCTCGATGATGTGCGCGGTGAGCCCATCCTGTCGATCCTGCTGCAGTCGCTCCGCGAGGTCGATCGGTACCGCGATGCCGTCCAGCGCAAGGCCACGATCAATGCGATTCTGGCGATGTTCATCAAAAAGGACAGCGAGACGTCTGGCACGCGCCCGCTGACCGGAGGCGCCGTCGTGCGCGGCCGCGAGACGCTGCCGGCGGGAGGGGGGAAAGCGCCCCGTACGTTTAATTTCGCCGAGCAGGTGCCCGGCGCAGTGCTCGACGAGCTCGCGCCGGGCGAGACGCCTCACGGGTTCTCCTCGACCGGTACGGATGAGAAGTTCGCAGAGTTCGAGGCCGCCATCGTCCACTCGATGGCGTGGTGTCTCGAGATACCTCCGGAGATCCTGGAGCTCAGCTTTGCGAGCAACTACAGCGCCAGCCAGGCGGCGGTCAACGAGTTCAAGCTGTTCCTCAACCCCGTCCGGGCCGCGTGGGGCGACGAGTTCTGTCAGCCGATCTACGTGGACTGGCTGTTGTCCGAAACCCTCACAGGTCGGGTAAAGGCCGCGGGGTTGCTCGAAGCTTGGCGCGATCCGTTGCAATACGACCGTCTGGCAGCGTGGCTCGCTGCTGACTGGACGGGTGCGATTAAGCCGAGCATCGACCTGTTGAAGCAGGCGAACGGCTACGAAAAGCTGATTGAGCTGGGGCTCATCACCCGCGATCGCGCCGCGCGCGAGACGACGGGCCAGAAGTACTCGAAGAACGTCAAAAAGCTCGAGCGCGAGAACGAAGCTCTAGCGAAGGCAAACAAGCCCATGGCCGAGCTGAAGAAGCCGCCCGCGCCGCCGCTCGCTCCACCAGGCCCAGGCCCCAACCCGCCGCGGAAGCTGCGCGTCGTCCCCAAACAGGAAGCTCCGAATGTACTGGTTACTTGAGCCATCGACCTGCCGCCTCATGATGACCGCGCGGCAGGACTGCGCGCAACTCGAGACAGCCGCGGCATGGGAGGCGCGCGAGCTCGCGGCTGACATTGCGGCGAGCTCCGGGGTGGTCGCCAACGGGACGCCACTGCCGCGCGGAATGACGATTGCCGGCGCGACCGCCGAGATCAGGGTGGAGGGCGTGCTCACGAAGAAGCCCGATTTCTTTGCGATGTTCTTCGGCGGGGGGAACACCACCTATGCGAATATCCGCGCTGCCATCGGCCTCGCCGCAATCAGCGCTGGGGTGAAGGACGTCGTGCTCCGCGTCGACAGCCCCGGGGGCAGCGTAGACGGCCTATTTGAAGCGATGGGCGCGCTCGCCGAATTCCGCGCCAGCTCGGGCAAGAAAATCCGGGTGGTTGCCGAGAACGCTCAGTCAGCCGCCTACGGCCTGGCGGCAGCGGCGGGCCCGATCGAAGCCGTCGGCCGTGGCGCGAGCTTCGGCAGCATCGGAACGGCGGCCTCGTTCTATCTCCACGACAAGGTCGTGACGCTGACCAACACCGACAGCCCTGACAAGCGTCCGGACCTCACCACGCCCGAAGGCAAGGCGGTCGTGGTCAAATACCTCGACGCCCTCAACGATGAATTCGTGCAGGGCATCGCCCAGGGCCGCGGCGTCACGCCCAAGGAAGTCGCCGAAGGCTTCGGCCGCGGCGCCTCGATGACCGCGCCCGAGGCCAAGCGCCTGGGACTCATCGACAAGATCGCAAGTACAGCACCGCGCGCGGTGCCCAAACAAGGGAAAGCAATGAGCGAACAACAGTCACCAGAAGAGCGCGCGGCAATAGTCGCAGCCGAAGCGCGCGGCGTCGATCAGGAACGCGACCGCGTCAAAGCCCACCTCATGATGGGCGAAAACTGCGGAGACATGAGCATCGCTATCGACGCGATCCGCACGGGCGCTGGCCTGACGCAGGAACTCAATGCGCGCTATCTGAGCGCGGGAATGAACCGCTCAGACCGCCAAAAGCGACAGGGTGACACCACGACCGCGGAAGGCGCCCTCAAGGGCGTAGACGCCGCTACACCGGCAAACGGGGCTGACTTGGGCGACCAGGTCGTTGCGGCGCTGAAGTCCAGCAGCGCAGATCGGAGCCTGATCCGTGGCTAACATCACCATCACCAACAACGACCTCGGCTCAGTTGCGCTCGAAGTTTGGGGCACCGTCGACGGTACGCTTCAGAATGTCGAGATCACGGAGCAGACCTATGCGGCTGGAACGATCCTCTCGCGCAACGCCGCGTCGGGAAACCTCGTTCCGTACGACCCGGTCGCGCTTCCCGACAGCATCGTCGATGTTACGGTCGACTATGACAGCATCCCCACGCTCGAGGCCATTGATATGGCCGTCGTGGTGCCCGGCGCCCTAGTCGGTGACCTGATCACGGTCGTGCCGCTCGGTACCTGGCCGGTTGGCATTACGCTGCCACAAGGCCGATGCCTTGTCGCCGGGACCGTGCAGGTGCGCGTTGCAAACGTGACCGCCGGTGCGGTCAACCCCGGATCGCAGGACCTTCGATTCTTCCTGCAGCGCGATGTCGAGCTACCAAAGTTCGTGCTCACGTACGAGGTAGTGCTGCCCGCATCGAGCACCGGACCCGTCTGCGTCATGAGCGCGGGGAAGGTCAACCAGGCTCGCCTAGTCATTCATGACGAGACGGCTATCACCGCAGCCATGCTGGACGATCTGACCGATCGCACGATCATCCCAGTCAACGTGAAGCAACTCGCGCTGATCGACAACCCGCAGGCCTGACGCGCAAACCGTCTAGCCAAGACAACAGATCCACCGAGAGAACATCATGAGCGACACTTCAACCATTCAGACGATCGACATGTACCTCGAAGAGGCATCGGCTCCGATGTTTCTCTCGGGGTTCTTCCGGTCGCCGCCACAGAATTTCCATACGACCGAGGAGGTCGAAATGGACATTCAGCGCGACGACGAGACCGTGGCAATCGTGATTCAGGACCTGAGCCTTCCGCCGAACAAGAACGAATCCACGCTCTACACGAACAAGCGTTTCAAGCCTCCGATCTACGACGAGGAGGGCGCAGTCACGGCGTTCGACATGATTCTGCGGCAGCCCGGGCAGAATCCTTTTGCGAGCCCCTCCTACGCCGCAAACGCGGTCAGGCAGGCGTTCTCTGTATACCGCAAGTGTGAGAACAAGATCCGTCGCGCCATCGAATTGATGTCCTCGCAGGTGCTGCAGACGGGCCAGCTGACGCTCGTCAACGCCGCTGGCGTGGGCGTCTATGTGCTCAACTTCCAGCCCAAGGCGACGCATCTCGCGAACGCGGCCGTGACCTGGACGGTGGGCGGCGCCGGCAATCGGCTCGCGGACATCGCTGCGCTGGCCACGGTGGTCAGGCGCGACGGTAAGCGCGAGCCGAACAAGCTCGTCTTTGGGGATTTGGCGTTTCAGCAGTTCCTGGCTGGCGCCGACGTGAAGGAAGCGCTGAACTCTCGCCGAGGCTTGCTTGCCGAGGTGAAGCCGCAGGCGCGCGGCCAGGGCGGGACGTTCCAGGGCTGGATCTGGGTCGGACACTATCGGTTCGAGATGTGGACCTATGACGGGTTCTACCGACATCCTCAGACTGGCGTGTTCACGCCGTTCATCACCAGCACCAACATGCTCATGATGAGCGAGGGCGCCCGTCTCGACCTGACCTTCGGCGCCATCCCGATGATTATGCCGCCAGACCCTCGCCTCGCGGCGTTCCTGCCGCCTCGCATCTCGAGCCAGAGTCGTGGTCTGGACCTGACGACCAACGCGTGGGTGACGCCGGACAATAAGCGGGTGATGGTGAGCGCTGGCACGCGCCCGCTGACCATCCCCACGGAAATCGACACGTTCGCGACGCTCAGCACCATTCAGGCCTAACGAAGGTCAATGGGACTGAGAGCTCAAGCGGCGCTGGATTGCCGGGCGATCCTGGAGGATGACTCCGGGTTTGCCTGGCCATTCACGCTCACGTCCCCGGCGGGCCTGGGGGTGCAGCACAAAGGCTTCACCACGGATGTCGGGCAGACCATCGACCCTGACACAGGTCAGGCGGTCGCTGGCCGCCAAGCGTCGGCAACGGTCGCCCTGGCGTCCCTGGCCGCCATGCCGGTGGCCGTTGCGGACGCCGCGAGCAAGCCGTGGCTGGTGACGTACGCCAGCATCACGGGGACCGTAGCGACATGGAAGGTCATCGAAGTCCTACCCGACCGAGCCGTCGGCATCGTCGTGCTCCTGTTGGAGGCCTACCATGCCAGCGCTCCTTGACCTCATCGACAAGCGGGACAACGTCGAGATCATCCGCGACCAAATCGCGGCGATTCTGAAGCTGGAGCTCGCGAACCAGGAGGTGCTCGCGCCAGCGCAGCCGCAGCCGCGGGTGTTCGTGGAGCGGAGCAACCCCTGGGGCGAATTCATCGACGCCCCGGCGGCGTCCCAGTCGCTCATCAACGTCTGGCACGACACCTCGAACTTCGACGCTTCGGCCAGCAACATCGTGGAGCGGCAGAAGTGCGACGCCACGTTCAACATCGACTGTTACGGCTACGCCGCCAGCGCTGCCGATGGCGCGGGCCACACTCCAGGTGATCAGGCTGCGGCGTTCGAGTGTCAGCGCGCCGTGCGCATGGCTCGAAACATCCTCATGTCGGCCCCGTACACCTATCTCGGCTTGCGCGGCCTGGTGTGGAAGCGCTGGCCGCAGACGATCAGCATGTTCCAACCGCAGCTCGACAACCGCCAGGCGCAACGCGTCGTCGGCGGGCGGCTCGCGTTCCAGGTCGCATTCAATGAGTTCTCGCCGCAAGTCACCGGCGAGACGTTAGAGCTACTTTCAATCGAAGTTTTACGCGCAGAGACGGGTGAGCTGTACCTGCGCGCCGACTACCCAGACGAGGAATAGATCATGGCAGTAGATGCAACCGCAGTCGCGCGCGTGGTGGGAATCGACGCGCAGTTCCGAGACCTCCGCGCAGGGGCCGTGCAGTACCTGCCGCAACACATCGGCATCGTGGGCCAGGGCAACAGCGCAGCGGAGTACCCGCTCGAACCCTACCGCATCACCTCGGCCGCGATGGCCGCGGCGCGCTTCGGATTTGGCTCGCAGATTCACCTGATTGCCCTCGGGCTGTTCCCCACGACCGGGGGCGGCGTGGGCTCCATCCCCGTCACGGTCTTCCCGCTGGTCGATGACTACGACGCGGGCGCCGCGGCAGTCGGCTCGATCACCCCTTCGGGCGCAGCGGGCGTTGCTGCGACGTACCGGGCACGCATCGCGGGAATCCTGAGCGCGCCCTTCACGCTCGCGGTCGGCGACAGCGTCGCCATCATCTGCGACAAGATTGTCGCCGCCATCAACGCCGTCCTGGAGATGCCGCTGACGGCCACCGATGGGACGACGGACGTGGACCTCACGGCCAAGTGGGAGGGAGCCTCCGGCAACGACATCACCGTCGAGGTGCTGGACAATGCCGGCGCGGTGCCCACCTCCGACGTGACGTTCGTCATCGTCCAGCCCGCGGCCGGCGCGGCAGATCCGGACGTAGGCCCCGCCCTGGCGATGCTGGGCGGCACCTGGGTGACCATGATCGTCAACGCCATGGGGCCCGCCAATACCGACGCCCTCGACGAGCTCAGCGCCGTGGGCGAAGGCCGATGGGGCCAGCTCGTGCGGCGCCCCTTCGTGGCATTCACCGGCAACCCCGAGGCCGTCGTGGCGACCGCCACCACGGTGACCGACGCGCGCCCCACCGACCGCGTCAACTGCCAGTTGGTCTCCCCGGGCTCGGTGCATCTGCCGCTGCAGATCGCCGCCGCCCAGGTCCGGGAGATCGCGAAGGTGGCCAACAACAACCCGCCTACCGACTACGGCAGTCGCCTGGTCCGGGGCCTTCTACCGGGCGCCGACGGCGTCCAGTGGGACTACGTGCAGCGGGACCAGGCGGTGAAAGCGGGCAGCTCGACCGTCGAACTCAAGAACGGGCTCGTCAACATCAGCGACGTCGTCACCATGTACAAGCCGGCTGGCGAGGTCCCGCCCGCCTACCGGTACGTCGTGGACATCATCAAGCTGATGACCATCATCTACAACCTGGACCTGGAGTTCAGCAACCCCGCGTGGGACGGCGCTCCGCTCATCCCCGACGACCAGCCCACGGTGAACCCGAATGCTCGAAAGCCGAGCAGCGCCAAGACCGCCGTGTGCGCTGTCCTGGACAGCCTCGCGCTCGAGGCCATCATCAGCGACCCCAAGACCGCCAAGGCCAACACGTTCGCGAGCATCAGCTCACAGAACCCCAAGCGCCTGGACGTGCGGACCACCGTGCAGCTGTCGGGCAACAGCAACATCATCAGCGTCGATCTCTTCTTCGGCTTTTTCTTCGGAACGCCAGCCATCGTCGGCTGAGTTCCGTTTTCTTTCGCAGGGTTCAATCATCGGAGCGCCGACCATCGTCGGTCGATAGGAGCACAACATGCCGGCAGTAGGCGGTTCAATAGAGTCGATCTCGATTCGGGGTCGACTGTTCCCCGTGGCCTCGGACGCGGAGGCCAACAAGAAACTGGGCGGCTTCGAGAACGAGGTGCAAGCCAATGGCGACGGCACCGCGCGGCTCGTCAAGACGAGGGTGCCCTGGAGCATTGACGGGCTCCAGGTCGAGATCAACGACGCCCGGGCGGATGCGGAGTTCCTTCAGGAGATCGCCGATGGGCTCGACTTCGTGCCCATCGACATGACGCTGGCCAGCGGAGTGACCTATCAGGCCTCCGGCACCATCACGGACGAGGTGCAGTCCAGTTCGCAGAATGCCACGGCCACCATCACCGTGTCCGGGCCTGGGACTCTGTCGCAGCAATGAAGACGCTGGTGGCGGTCGCGACGGGGGCGCATCGACAGGCGCTGCTGCCCAAATCGCTCGGCTCACTGCGCAAGCAGTGCGACTTGCTTCACGTGTTTTTGAACGGGCACGCCGAGGTGCCTGCCTGCGTGCGCGAGCTCGCGGACACGTACGAGCTCGCGGCCGAAAACCAGGGTGCAGATAAAAAGTTCCACTGGGCGCACGAGCACGAAGGCGTCTACCTGAGCTGTGACGACGACTTCGTTTATCCGCCCGACTACGTCGCGCGCATGGTCGCCAACGTCGAGCGGTTCGGTGGGCGCGCCATCGTGACAGCGCACGGGCGCACCTACCCGCCTCACCCCGTGAACGCCGCGGACCAGCTGCTCGGCAGGACGGCCACGCTCAGCTCGCGCGTCCCCCATGGACGCTGGGTCAACCATGCCGGCACCGGCGTGCTTGCCTGGGATGCAGCCCAAATCAAGGTGCCGCTGGAGTATCCGATCATCAACCGGACCGACGTGCAGATGTCCGCCTGGGCCAACCGCGAAGGCATCCCCATCTGGGTAGTGCCCCACGTGCCCGGCTGGCTCAAACCGATCCCCAACCAGGGTGACAGCGTCGGCAAGCAATCGCGGCTCGAGCAGCACGCGACCAAAAACGCCCTGTTGCTCCAACATCCAGAATGGAAGCTCCATGAAATCAAAGATCGCTAAAGACGTCGCCGAGCAGGAGTTCGAGCGGATGTGCGATGCCTTTCGCATCGACTACTCGACGAACGAGCTCGGCGAGAAGGACCTCGAGGAGTGGACGGAGCTCCGCGGCAAGATCGTCCAGGTCCTTCGAACCGGCGCTCTCATCGTGGGCGAGGACGGCAAACCCACGTATACGCCGCCCATCGGGGGGGATAGCCTCACGTTCCACCCGCCGACGGGCGCGACCCTGATGGCGCTCGAGACCTATGGTCAGAAGAACATCTCAAACCTGGTGGCGGCCATGGCGGAGATGACGCGCAGGGACCGCAGCCTGTTCGGCAAGATGGCGAAGCCCGACTTCAATGTCTGTTCGAAGCTGGCGACGCTTTTTTTGGGGGACCGGTAGTCGACCGAATCGTGCGCAACGGCGCCGACGCGCGGCTGTCGAGCGCCGAAGACACGTATCGAGAAATGCTGCTCCAGGTCGCCCGCGACTACCCGGGATTGCCGGACCCGCGAACGCTAACCGTCACTGAGATCGTGTTCTTCTACGACGGCCTGAGGCCTGAGCTGAAGAAATGCACGAGACCGAAGAAGTCCTAACAACAAGGCGCAAGCATGGCAGGGAAGTTCAGTCTCGAGGCGATCTTCAAGGCGACTGACAAGCTCAGTGCGCCGATCGCCAGGATACGGGGCAACCTGGACAAGTTCGGCAAATCCGCTAGCCGTAGCCTCGCCTCACTCGATAAGAGCCTGGGCGCAGTGCACGGCGGCATCAAGCGCGTCGCTGCCGCCACGGTCGCCGTCGGCGCCGTCGGGGGAGTGGCGGCGTTTTCAATCGTCAAGGCGGGTGCGGAATTCGAGCAAGCGATCACGGCCGTCGGCGCGGTCAGCCTGCAAACCCGCTCCCAGATCAAGGTGCTCGAGAGCGAAGCGATGCGCCTGGGCGCCACGACCAAGTTCACCGCCACCGAAGCCGCTAACGCCATGGAGCTGATGGCTCGCGCCGGCTTCTCGAATGCGGAGATCCTGAAGGGCGTTGGCCCGGTGCTGGACGCGGCAGCCGCCTCGGGGCTGGAGATCGCCGAGGTCGCCAACCATGTCTCGAACGCTCTCAAGGGCATGGGCCTCGATACGAGTGAGACGGCCCGCGTCGCCGACGTGCTGGCGCTCGCCAGCTCACGCACGAACAGCTCTATCGGCTCACTCGGCGAATCGCTGAGCAACGTCGCCTCCACGGCGCGCCAGTTCAAAATCCCGCTCGAGGACACGATCGCCGGCGTCGCGCTCCTGCAAGATGTCGGGCTCGATGCATCCGTGGCGGGCTCGGCCCTCAACGTCATGCTCACGCAGATGGCGTCGCCGACCGATTCGATCGCGGCGAAGATGAAGAAGTTCGGCGTCACGTTCAAGGATGCCCAGGGCAACATGCTGCCCTTTCAAGACGTGCTCGCCAACATCTCGAAAGCTGCCGCAAAGTCGGGCGGCAACATGGATCAGGTCGCGTTCATGGCCGAGCTCGTGGGGCTGCGAGGCCAGAAGGCAGCGGCCAATCTCAGTGAGCTATTCAACAGCGGCCGCGTGCAGTCGTTGACCAAAGAGCTGAGAAACGCCGAAGGGTCCGCCAAAAAGATGGCCGCGATCCGGATGGACAATACGCTCGGTGATTGGGAGCTATTCTCGTCAGCGGTAGACGGCGTCAAGATCGCGCTCTTCGAGACGCAGGGCGGCCCGCTGCGTGGGCTCATCCAGTCGATGACGAAATGGGTCGAGCTGAACCAGGGCCTGATCGTCTCCGAGTTCCGCGGCTGGCTCATGTGGATTCGAGATCGACTCCCCGAGATCGTCACCTGGCTCGGCCGCATCGGCAAAGCCGCAGTCGCGTTCTACGCGCTCTCCGCCGCGGTGAAGGTCGCGCGGCTAGCGATCTTCGCGTACCAGGTCGCTCAGAAGCTCGCGGTCGTGGCGGAGTATGCGTGGAAGGGCGCCGTCCTTCTCTCGCGCCTCGCTGTCCTGGCGTACCACGCGGCCACGAAGCTGGCGATTGTCGGGACCTGGGCCTTGAGGGCCGCCACCCTGGCCGCCCGTCTCGCCGTGATGGCAGGCACGGCCGCGACCTGGCTGTACCACGCGGCCCTCAAAGCCGGCGTGGTGGCGACGACCCGCTACACCGTTGCGCAGGTCGCGTCCAAGGTCGCGCAGGTGGCCTCGCGCGCTGCCACGGCGCTGGCCACGGCTGCGCAGACGGCGTACGCGACGGTGGTCGGGCTGACTTCCGGGGCCTTGTCGCGCGCCACCCTTGCCGAGGTGGCGGCAAAGGTCGCACAGGTCGCGTCGCGTGCGGCCACGCTGGTGGCGACCACCGCACAGGCGGCGTACGCGGCCGTGGTCGGGACGAGCTCGGGCGCGCTCGCGGCGTTCCGGGTGGCGGCGCTGGCCAGTGCTCCTGCGATCGCGGCGCAAGTCGCAGCGATGGCCCCGCTCTTGCTGACGCTCGGCGCCGCGACGGCCGCCGTGATGGCACTCGTCGCAGCCTGGGACCAATACAACAAGCTCGACAAGGCACTCGAGGGCTCGGGAGGCATTACGGGCACGGTCGGCAAGATGTGGGAGATGGGCACGCTCGATCCGTTCAAGGCCCACGACGCGGCGCTGAACGAGAAGGCAATAGCCGACCGTCGCCGCCGCGATAACCCGCAGGTCGTCTCGCCGCAAGCCCGCGTCGCGCGCGAAACCGTCGAAGCAAGCGGCGCCCAGAATGCAGCGGCTGACGGCACTATCGTGGTCGAGGCCAAGCCGGGCACCAAGGCCGAGGTCAAGGGCAAGCCTCGCAACCTGAAGCTCAATCTCCAGCCCTCGGGGGCATTCTGAGCTGGGTCGATCGCGTGGGAGAGGCGGCGTACACGTCGCCCGGCGGCACGCGCATGCGCTTCGCCTACGAGGACGTGTCCTACGAGCTGGAGAAGCGGACGGCGGCGTTCTCGTTCCCCGGGGTCAACGGCACGTACGTGCAGGACAACGGGCACAGCGAGCGGCGCTTCCCGCTCCGGTGCATCTTCAGCGGCGCGGAGTGTGACCGCGAGGCCCTGGCGTTCGAGTCGCTGCTGCTCGAGCGGGGCGCCGGGCGGCTCGATCACCCGCTCTATGGGCGCGTGGACGTCGTGCCCTTCGGCACCATCACGCGACGGGACGACCTGCTCACCGCGGCCAACCAGACCATCCTGGAGGTGGTTTTCTGGTCGACGGTCGGGGCGGTCTACCCGTCGAGTCGGCTCAGCCCCAAGCACGAGGTGACCCAATCGCTCGGGCGCTCGAACGCCGCGCTGTCGGGCCAGTTCTCCCGGGCCATGAACCTCCAGACCGAGGCCCGGCGCGCGAACGCCAAGCTGACCGTGGCTCAGGCCCTGCGCAACGTGCAGGCCGCCCTCGGTCAGGTTGCCGCCGTGACGGAGAGCGTGAACCGGGAGTTTCGCGATCTCCAGCAGCAGATCAACTTCGGCATCGACGTGCTCATCGGCACGCCGCTCCTGCTGGCGCGCTCGATCCTGAACCTCATCAGCGCTCCCGGGCGCGCGCTCGCAGGCATCCTGTCCCGGCTCCAGGGCTACGCCGACTTGCTGGACCGAATGGTCGCCTCCTCCAGGAGCACGCCGGGGGACGTCTCGGTGCTGCCCGCGCTCCGGCTCCGCCTGTCCAATGACTTTCACACATCGAGCTTGTTCGCCGCCGGCGCCGTCATGGGCAGCGTGACCTCGGTGGTCAACAACACCTTCACGGCAAAGCCGCAGGCCATCGAAGCGGCCGAGCGCATCATCGTGCAGACGGAGGTCCTGACCGCGTGGAATGACGAGCGCTTCGGCGATCTGGAGCAGATAGACACCGGCGAGGGCTACCAGTCGTTGCAGGAGACGGTCGCGCTCGCGGTCGGGTTTCTGGTCGAGATCTCGTTCTCCCTCGTGCCCGAGCGCGCCGTGGTGCTCGACCGCCCGCGCTCGCTCATCGACCTGTCCGCCGAGCTGTACGGGTCGGTCGATGATCGGCTCGATTTCTTGATCAGCACCAACCGCCTCACGGGCTCCGAAATCCTGGAGCTGCCGCGCGGGCGACGGGTGGTCTACTATGCCTGAGCCCGTCTCGGTCACGCTGGACAGCGGGCAGCGCTTCGGCGAGTGGTCCGACGTCGAGCTGCAGTTCGGGCTCGACAGCTACTCGGCCGTCTCACTCTCAGGCCCCTTCGATCACGAGCGGAAGGAAGTCCGCCGCGCGTTTCAGCCGCTCATGTTCCCGCGGGTGACGGTCTCGGTGGGTGACGAGCTCGTGCTCACCGGGCGGGTCAAGGACGTCTCGCCCTCGGCCGACGCCAACTCCTCCATCGTGGGCGTGACCGTGTACTCGCTAGCGCATGAGCTGAGCGAGGTGTGCGCGCCTCCAGCGCTGCTGCCCCTCGAATTCAACGGCTTCGACCTGCGGCAAATCGCCGATCGGATGGTGGCCCCCTCGGTCGGCGTCGCCACCGTGATCGATGGCCCGCCGGGCGCACGCTTTGCCCGCATCCGGTGTGAGCCCGACGGGGTCATTCACCCGTTCCTCGTCGACCTGGCGCTGCAGCGCGGATACGTGCTCTCCGATCTGCCCAACGGCGACCTGCTGCTCCGGAGCGAGGCCGCCACCGGGGCGCCCGTCGCTCGGCTCAAGGGGCAGCCGCTCGTGCGGGTGAGCGCCACGTTCCAGCCCGGCAGCTGGTTCAGCTCCATCACGGGCAGGGCCTCCAGGCGCGCTGGCTCCGGCGGCTCTCGCTACACCCAGGGAAACCCGCTCTATCGGGCGAGCAACCCGCGCTCGTTCACCGCGGCCGTCGGCGACACCGAGAGCGCCGACGTGCCGAAGGCCTGCGCCGCGATGGTGGGGCGCATGGTCGCCAGCGTCGTGGCCTACACGGTCGAGGACCTGCCGACGTGGCGCGACCCGAGCGGCTCGCTCTGGCAGCCCAACACCACCGTCACGCTCATCGCGCCGGAGGCCATGATCTACCGCGAGACCGAGCTCGTGATCCGGCGCGTCAGCCTGCGGCAAACCGCCGAGACGGAGACCGCGACCCTCGCGCTCGTGCTGCCGGGCTCCTTTGGGGGCACGCTGCCGACGGAGCTCCCTTGGGATCTCTAGCCGAGGTGGTCGAGTTCACGCGCTCGGCCATTGCAGGCGCGCAGGCCTCCGAGGTGAAGCTCGACCGGGGCGGCGAGGACGCCGTGACGGCCTACCACTTCGCCCCGCCGGGCGACGACTCCCAGCCCCTGCCCGGTGACGTGGCCTACCTGGGCGACGACGAGGGAGCGGGCACCGGCCAGGCCCTGGGCTACCAGGATCCGCGGACAGCGCCGCTGGCGGGAGCGGGCGACAAGCGCATCTATGCCCGTTCCGGCGCCGGAGTCGCCTCCTGCCAGGTCTGGCTCAAGGCGGACGGGTCCGTGCTCATCAGCAACGACCAGGGCGCCGTGGAGCTCAAGCCAGACGGCACGGCGCTAGTCAGCAATGCCCAGGGCAGCATCGAGCTCGCCGCCAGCGGGGCCGTGACCGTGACCACGCCGCTCGGCACATTCGGTGCCGATACTCACATGCACACGACGCCCTTCGGCCCGTCGGGGGGCCCGATCCCGGGGACATGAATGCCGCTCAACCCCGCCGGATTGCAGAGCGCCCTCGAGTCGCTGTTCGCGGAGTCGCCACCGACGGCGGCCGAGTGCGCCCAGGCGTGGTCCGATGCCGTTGGGTCTTACGCAGCCGGCATCGTGCCCCCCTCCACGACCGTCTCGGCGGCAGCGGCTGGGCTGACGGCGTCGTTGCAGTCTGCGTTCGAGTCACCATCGGCCGCACCGGCCTTCGACGCCGCGTTCACGAGCTTTGCCGCGACGGTCGGAGCTGGGATGTTGCCCGCGTTCGCGGCGGTGCCCCCGCCCGCGCCCCTCGCGGTAGCCGCCCAGCTTGCGGTCATGCAGGATACTCACGCTGCCGGCGCTGCTGCCTTCGCGTCGCTCATCGACCTCTGGATGAAAACCGGCACGGCTACCCTGGTGGCTCCGCCCAACACACCCGTTGTCTGGACGTGACGACATGACCGACGTGCTACTCAGGCAGAGCGACGACGGCGGCGAGGTCACCGTCGAGGCCGGGCTATTCCTCATGTCCGAAGGGCTGGAAACGGCCGCCTACCTATCGCTATTCGGCGGCAACGAGCAAGACCCGGCCGACTCCGAGTCGGAGCAGCAGTGGTGGGGGAACCTCGCGGAGACCGAGTCGGACCGCACCTACCGCAGCGAGACGCAGTACCTCATCCGGTCCTTGCCCGCCGTGCCCGCCAACCTGCGACGCATCGAGCAGGCGGCGGCGCGCGATCTGCAGTGGATGATCGACGCCGGCGCGGCCAAGAGCATCGCGGTCGCCGCCAATATTCCAGCGCTAAACCGCGTAGTGCTGGAGGTCAGCATCGTCACCTTGCGGGAGCAGATCCAGCTTTCCTTTGGGTAACACATGGCGCTCGTAACACCGACCACTCAGCAGATCGCTGCCAACATCATCGCCCAGCTCGAGGCGGCGCTATCGCAGACGATCCCGCTTCTGCCGAAGAGCTTCTCTCGCGTGCTGGCGAAAGCGCTCGCGGGCGTGTTCGTGACGCTCTACAAATACGCCGGATTCTCGCTGCTTCAGCAGTTCGTCAGCCGCGCTACGATAGAAGAGACCGAGGTCAACGGTGAGCTAATTCGCCCGCTCGTGGAGTGGGGCCGCCTCATCGGCGTGGGCGATCCGCTGGCGTCCACCCAGGCCGAGCTAGAGGTGGAGGTCACGGTCTTGACGCAAACGGGGTCGCTCGCGGGCGGCTCTCAGTTGCTTCACGCCCCGACGGGTGTCGTGTACCAGACGGTCGCCGCCGTCCCGCTCGATGCAGCCACCGTCACCGTCGTCGCGCGTGCCACGGCGGACCAGGCGGGTGGTGATGGCTCGGGCACGATCGGCAACCTGCAGCTCGGGCAGACGCTCTCATTCGCGAGCCCGCTGCCGAATGTCGTGACACAGGCAACCGTGACGGCGGTGTCGGTCGTCGGCGCCGACGGCGAAGCCGAGGACGTCTACCGAGCGCGCGTCCTGCGACGCTTCCAGCGCCGCCCTCAAGGCGGCGCCTACGCGGACTACCAGCAGTGGGGCACAGAAGTGGAGGGCATCCGCAACGTGTTCCCGTACACGGGCGCGCCCGGTGAGGTGGACGTGTATGTCGAGGCCACGTCCGGCCCTGACGGCATCCCCTCGTCACCGCAGCTCGATGCCGTCGAGGAGTCAATCAACTTCGATCCGGAGGAGTCGCCGTCGCCGACGGGCCTGGCCAATCGCCGCCCGGCGAACGCTGCAGTCAACGTGCTGCCTATCTTCCGCACCAGCTTTGATGTCGACATTGCTGGTTTCGAGGCGACGGATCCGCCGACGGTGCTGGAGGCGATCGAGGAAGGCGTCGACGAATTCCTGCGCGCACGCGAGCCGTTCATCGTCGGCTTGTCCACATTGCCGCGCCTCGACCGCGTCACCCAGGGCGCCGTTGCCGGCGTGGTGAACGAGATTGCCGAGGCCAACGGGGCATCCGTCGCCGCCGTCACGCTTCTGCGCAGCGGAATCACCGTCGTCCAATACACGCTAGCTCACGGCGAGCTGGCCAAATTAGGCACCATCACCCCGGTCTGACCATGGCACTGATACCCAGCTCACGATACCCAGCGCAGACGGACACTGATGCCGCCTACCCACAAGGCAAAGCCCGCAATGCGGGCTCCTATCAGGATGGCACCGGCACGCCGCTCGAGGCGGATTGGGTCAACGACGTTTGGGGGTTTCTGCAGGCGCTGCTGGCTTACGCCTCGATAACACCGAGCGGCGATCCGGACGAGGTCGGCGCGAGCCAGTACATGGAGGCCGTCCAGTACGTGGAGGCTGCGGCGAGTGAGCGGGCGATTCTCGGCAGCTGGACGGATGTCGCCGCTGTTTTCACCGAGCTGCAGCAGAACGTAAATTGGGTCGATCACCTCGCGCTCTTCGTCACCGTTGGGAACGATGGGTCGGCTTTCACGTCACCGGACGCCCACGCGTGGACCTCTCGTGATCCGGACCTCGTCACCGACCTAAATGGGCTGGCGGCGAGCGCCAGTCTAGGCATCGTCGCCGTTGGACAGACGGGAAGCGTGACGCACTCGACTGACGCAGTCGCCTGGTCGGAGCAAACCAGCGGCGTCTCTGACACCCTGCAAGCTGTCGCGCTGCATGGCTCTCTCTTCATTGCCGTCGGGGACGCCGGGACGATCATCACGTCGCCCAACGGCACGGCCTGGACGGAGCGAACGTCGGGGGTGGCCGTGCAGCTGCTCGACGTCGCGAGCAACGACACTGTCGCCGTGGCGGTTGGCGCCACCGGGACGATCCTGACCTCGCCAGACGGCATCACCTGGACGGCGCGCACCAGCGGTGTCGCAGTGTTCCTGGGCGGAGTGGTGTGGAATGGCTCGTTGTTCATCGTGAATGGCTCCTCCGGAACGATCCTGACCTCGCCAGACGGCATCACCTGGACGGCGCGCACCAGCGGTGTCGCTTCGGCTCTGTTCGGCTTCGGGCTGACCGACAACTATGTGCTGGCTGTAGGAGCCAGCGACGTGTTGCTGGCATCGCGCGACGGCATCACGTGGGCGCGAGTGCATCACGGCCTCACGACGTTTGGAGCCCGCGCGATCGCGTGGAATGGGGCCGTCGCCGTGGCAGTCGGCGACACCGTTAACCTCACTCGCTCAGGGGCTAGGTTGCCGCTCTAGTGTTCCGCCTCTTCCAACACCTGCTCCCGCGCGCCCTGGCGTGGAGGACCACGATCGGGACGAACCTGCGGCGTCTGGTCGAGGGCCTCGCGGGCATGCCCGGGGACGCGCGCGAGTTCATTGACCTGGCGTACCTGGACCTGTTCCCCCCGACGACGCGCGAGCTGCCCTCGTGGGAGAACCAGTTCGCGCTGTCCTCCGGAGGCAGCGAGGCGGACCGGCGGCTCAAGCTGGCTGCCGCCTGGGCGACCCAGGGGCGGCAATCGCCCGACTACATTCAGCGGGTGATCCATGCCGCGGGCTTCACGAACGTTTTCGTGCACGAGTGGTGGGTGAGCGGTCCGCCCTACGTGGCGCGCGACCCTCGCGATTACACCGCGGAGCCGCTGGTGGGCGACTACCAGTGCGAGGGCACCGACCCGTGGGAGTGCCTCGACTCTGGCCCCGGTGAACAGCTAGCGCCGCACTGCGATGACACGCTAGCCAACGACCCGGGCTACCTCGTCAACCTGGACCTGACCCGCCGAGCTCCGCCTCCGGTGCCCGCGGATCCGGCGACCTGGCCCTACTTTCTCTACTTCTCCGGCGAGGTCTTTCCCGAGCCAGCCGAGGTCGACAGCTCGCGGGTTGCCGAGCTGAAGGAAATCCTGCTGCGCATGTCGCCGACCCAGCAGTGGCTGGTGCTGCTGATCGACGCCGTCGACGAGGGGGACGGGTTCGGCTCGATGGAGTTCGGCGGCGGCTCGATGGGAGCATAGGCCATGGCATCCCGCATCAAGATCGACCAGGCGGGACTGCCCGCCGGGGTAGCCGGGGTGTCGCGCACGGATGGGCTCGCTACGGGCGCCTTGGTGACGCTGACGAACGTCGGCGCCGAGGGCGTCACGCAATTCCGGCTGCTCTGGGGGCCGCCGAACGACACCACGGCCGAGTCGTCGCTCGCGGCGACCGGAGACCCCGACGTCTGGACGTTTTCGCCCACGGCCGCGTGTTACGGCAGCTACCTCATCGCCCTCTTCGAGAATGGCGTGGAGCTCGAGCGGCGCGTGTTCGGCGTGCGCACGCCCAACCGGAAGCTGCTCATCCCGGCGCTGAACGAGCAGGCAAGCCGCCAAGCGTCGTGGACCAACGACGGCCCCGATCAGCAGGAGCTATCGCAGAACAACGCGACGGACTTCACTGACCCCTACCTCAATGGCCTGAACTACGCCGGCTGGTGGCGCTCGCAGCAAGAGCTCTACCTCGCCCTGGAGGCGGAGTCGCCCGACATCCCCGGGCTTTCCGTGCTCGTGCGCGACTTGCCGACGCCAGGCAAAGCAGCCCCCATAACAGCCACCGCCGCGCGCCAAGTGCTCCGCGTCAACGAGGCCTTCAGCCAGCTCTCGTGGGGCGCGCCGATGCTGTTCCATACCGACGGCGCTTACATCGCGGACATTCACACGCTGGACTTCCCGCCCGGCACCAACATCACGGTTACGCCGACGCACGATCAAGGCGTAGCCACCATAGACTTATCGGTCACCGACTTCCCGCTGACGGGCATGGCCGTGCAGGCGGGCAACAGCGTCGTCATCAACCCCCTCGTGGGCCCGGCTGCCCCATCTGCCGTGGTCGTGCCGGTGAACAGCCTGATGCTGCGCGGCTCGGGCAATCTGGCGGTGCACACCTCGGGCACCAACCAGGTGCTGGCCCAGCTCGGGAGCGATCCGCTCGGCTTTTACGACATCGCGGATGTGGCGCTGCTCGGGCCGACAGGGGCGACCGGAGCTACTGGCGCAACCGGAGCCACGGGCGCAACTGGCCCTACGGGCGCAACCGGAGCAACTGGCCCTACGGGCGCAACCGGAGCAACTGGCCCTACGGGCGCAACCGGAGCTACGGGCGCAACTGGCGCAACCGGTCCGGATGGCGCGACGGGTGACGCGGGCCCAACCGGCGACGATGGACCGCAGGGCATCCAGGGTGACCCGGGCGATATAGGCCCCACGGGAGCAACGGGAGCAACGGGCGGTACCGGCGCAACGGGCCCGACCGGTACCGATGGCACCAATGGGGCAGCTGGAGCGACGGGCGCCACGGGCCCAACGGGGTCCACTGGTCCGACAGGAGGCACGGGGGCGACCGGGCCTCAGGGACTCTTCGGCGGAGCGGTCGCGGGGCGCTGGAACTTCATCAATAGCTTTACGGTCCCAGGCGCGGGTAACATTTCCCTCAATCTAGCCCCAGCGAATCAAGCGGGTTCGACGCTGGTGTTAATCCGAGAGACAGACGCGGCAGGAGCTGATTGGTCTGCAATCCTAGCCACGTTCGATGACTCGACTTCGGCCATAAAAGGGCACCTGCGGTTAGTCCATCAAACGGACGCGACGAAATGGCTGCTCTTCTCCATCAGCGCCTATACGGATGCAGGAACTTACGTTGGTTTCAACGTGGCTGGCGTCGGAGGAAGCGCGACGAACCCATTTGTCGGATCGGATCCGCTTGTAGTTGAGTTTACGCGCGCCGGTGATCTCGGTGGGACCGGACCGACGGGGGGGACTGGTCCCACGGGGGCGACGGGCGGTACCGGAGGGACTGGGCCTACCGGAGCAACAGGCCCCACTGGAGTTCAAGGTGACACTGGCCCCACCGGCGCAACTGGGCCGGTCGTCGTGGTCAACCCAGGCGCGGTGCTCGGGCTGCAGGTTGACGCTGGCGGGCCGGCATCAGCGGCCCCCATTACCGGTGCCGAGGTCGGGGAGCTCACACGCTATGGCACGTCGCACACGGCTCCGGGTAGCGGCGACCTGACAGATTACGCGGGCGCCGACGTCAACACGATCACGCATATCTATATCGACCCCGCAGTCGATCTGCTCTTTAACTCGCTCGCCGCGCCGTCCGCTACCGGCAAGCAGATCCGGATCGTAAAGCTCGCAAACAGCAACCGCATCACCATCGTCGACGAAGCGGGTGCGGGCACGTCGACCATGCGCTTCAAGGGCATCGGCAACACGGCGACACCGAACATCGTGCTCAGGCACGACGGGTCGAACGTGCTTATCGAGTACGATTTATCCGCCGCGCGCTGGTTCGTGGTGGAATGGAATCCTGGTATTGCGACGACCGACAACGCCGGATACGTGGAGCCGTCAACCAGTCTGGTGATGAGCGGAAGTCAGCTGCAGAACGCGGCGTCCTCCGGCGGCCACATCACGAGAGCTCAGAACAGCAACACGTACACGGTCACAAACGCCGTGCTCACTCCAGCCATGTTGGCCGTATTGGCCAGCGCGGTCGGCGTACCATTCGTGGTGTACGCCGCTTTCACGGCAGGCACTCCGGGCACCGCGGACGACGTCACGATCTTCCCGGGCGCGTTGCCCGTGGCGTTCCGAATCCTCGATGTGCAGGTCATCACGTCCACGCCCATCGCTACGTCGACCATTACGCTGCGCACGGCAACCGGCGGCGGCGGCTCGGCGTTGTCGAGCGCTATCCCTTCGGCCGCAGCGGGCACGCAGCGCAACAACGACACGGCCACACGCACGTGCGCGCTCGGGACCCTTTGCGTCGCTCGCCGCAGCGACCGAGGCGTCGCTGGCGAAATCATCATCACCGCCGTTCGCATCTGACGGCCGCTCTCGAAAGGACCCACAGCACCATGGCCGAATCGCAATTTACCCGCTTCTATCGTCGCGCAGATTTCATCGCTCTCACAACGCCCGGCATCGATCTGCCGCTACTCAAGACATGGATGGCCGAGCTCGTGCTCGACACGCCGTTCGTCGACGTGCAATTGCTCACGACAGAGGTGGGGGCAAGGGTGGACTGGCAGGAGTTCGCCAGTCCGGAGGATGTCGCCCTCGTGGACGCGAGGATCGCCGCCTTCGTCGGCGGAGCCACGACGAGCGAGCCTTTCGAGCTAGAGTCGTCCGGCGCCACGCAATCGACCAGTGCCGCACCCGTCCTCAAGGCGACCCTCGGGACCGGACCGCTCGACGCTGGCACCTACACTTTTAGCTGGAATAGCCTCATCCGCATGAACCCCGCCGGAGCCAACTCCGGCGTCAAAGGTCTCGTCCGGATCTCTCGTTCCGACGGAGTTTTTCGCGAGCAGCCGGACTCGTGGGACCTCACGGCGGACCACGCATTCAACGGCAACCTCATCTTCAAAGTCAGCGCCGGGCAGACTCTCACCGCGACCGCGCACGTATGGCGTCTCGGCGCCGCAGGCACCGCAGAGATGCTCAGCTTGCGGTTCACGATCGATCAGCTCGCTCCGGCCCCGGCCTGAAAGACCTCCATGAGCCAGGAAGTCCAGCAGATCACCGAGCAGGCGCGGCGGGGCCATCCTGATCGTGAGCGACGAACTCTTCAGTCGCACGCCTCCGAAACGAACCATGCACACGATATGCGACCGCAGATGAAATCGAGGTCGCCCTCCGTGAGACAGTCAACCTCGCGCACCGCGCTCATGAGGCCGTTCTTGTCTTCGAGTTCCTCGACGTCCTCCAGGTGCTGGCCCGACAACATCAGAGCGTGCACCATCTCATGGAGTACCGTGGCGCCGAGCTTATCTGCACTGGCGGTTTCGTTAACCAAGATCGTTTTGCCGTCGAAGTGTCCGGACCACTCACACGCGGCGTCCGAGTCGCACCCCTTGGGCAGCGTTCCCGCAGACGGTTGCAACGTATCAGCCGGAACGAGCCGCGCTGGAACCCGCAACGCCGCGCCTTTGCCGCTGCCGACCTGGATGGTGACGCCGATGGCGGCGTGGATGCGTAACGCGGCCTCGGCCACGTGTGAGCTGAGAGCGTCATCGGGGTCGACGCGCAACGAGCCGGGTTCGAGCGGGGAGCATCCTGCCAGGACGAGGAGAGCGAGCGCGAGAATGCGGAGGATCATTTGATCACAATGAACGGCGCTGGGCTGCGACCCTGGAACCAAAGAGGCCAGAAGCCTACCGGTAGGAGGAAGAAAGTGACACACCCCAATTGGACGCTCCGGTTTCGGGCTGGAGTGGAAGGCTGATGGCCGCGCCCAACCCTAAGCCGCCCGCCGAGCTCGACGCCGCCACGCGAGGACGTCTCGCCAACGTCATCGCGCGAGCCCTGACGGCCGAGCTCGGAAGCGTGCGGATTTCCTCCATCCCGCCGAGCGAGGCCGAGCCGCCGCGCTCGAGCATGCGCGTTGCGGCGGCAGAGACGGGCAGAGTTGGCAAGTGGCTCGGAAGATGGGGCCTCACGTCGGCCGGCGCCCTCGGTGCCCTCGGCGAGGTCATCGTCTTGACGCTAAAACCCGAGTACGCGGGCCCGCTCTCGCAAGCGGCCAAGCTCATCGCCTCAGTCATCATCGCTGCCATAGCGGCCGCCGGCGGCAACAGCCCAGCCGATGCTACGCCGTCGAAGGACGTGCCTGCCATCGTCGTGCCAGCACTGGCAGCGGACGCGGGCCCATGACGCCCGCGGACGTCGAGGCCTTCCAGGCCGAGCACTGCAACCACCTCGGCCAGCCGTTGCTGGTCGATGGCATTCCGGGCCCACAGACGCGCTGGGCGCGAGACTTCCAGACGATCTGCGCCGCCCGGCGGAACATCGTCGTGACCGCCCAGGGTTTCATCGGCCTGACCGAGGACCCCATCGGCAGCAACTCCGATCCGGCGGGCCTGATTCTGAGCTGGCTCAAGCTCTGCGGCGCCCGGCTCGGCGATCCGTGGTGCGCCGCCTTCGGCTCCCGCTGCCTCGGGACGGTCAGGATTGCGGGTGCTCAGGCGCTCGGCAAGCACTTCCCGGCGACGACGACGCCGATGCCAGGTGACGGCGTCTGGTATCCGACGAACGACTGGCACGGCCACTTTGAGATTTTTATCGGCGGCTCGCCTACGGAGGTGATGACCATCGGAGGCAACGTCGACAACGCGGTCAAGTGCGTGCGGCGTCCGCGGCTCGGGCTGCGCTTCTGCCGAACCGTCGCGGACGTGTCCGGGGTCTGCCCTGGCGTCGTGCCGAGCGTCCACGTCCAACGTGGGGGCGGCACCCGGTGAAGCTCCCGGTCATCTTCAGAGCCTTCGACTTGGCCGTGAAAGCGGCCGAGCTCGGCGGCAAAGCCTACGGCACGATCAGGCGCCTGCTCGGGGGAACGCCGCCGCCCGAGCCCGTCCGCGATCTCCCGGACTTCAGCCTGCCCTTGTCCTACAAGGACGTGGCCCACCAGCAGGCGCAGATTCGCAACGCCACCACGGTGCGCTTGCCCGTGGTGAGCGCGCCGCGGCCCCGCCCCACCTCGCTGCCTCGGCCGCCCCGACTCCCGCGCAAGCCCTAGCCCGCCGCCCGCACCCGATAGTACTCGCGGTGCGTCTTGCACACGGTCAGCCTCACCCCGTTGACCACTACGCCCTTGGCCCCGCAGACGGTGCACTTGCCAGCGGCCTTGCGCTCCGCTCTCCGGGCAGTCTCGCGCGCGTTGTGGGCGGCGCGGCAATTGTCGCAGCGGCCACCCTCTTCGCAGTCTGCGGTGCAGCCGGACTCGCGGCCCTTGCAGGGGTTTTCTCGGGTCATGATTCAGCCGACCAGACTCACGCGCTCGTCAGGCAATTGCTCGACGTGCAGCTCACACGACACGACGCGTCCACCGGACCACCGTCGCGCCTCTGCCCGGGCGCTCGCTTCATCGTCGGCGTTTACCGTATATTCCTTCTCGTTCTGCGCGTCGATGTCGACGCCGACGCACCAAGTGCGAGGAAACATCGTCACGTCCCGGTAGTCGCCGCCAGCGGAAAGGGGCCTGAGCTTGCTGCCAATGTGCCAGATGCGCTGGCCTGCATCTGTTGCGGCTTGGGTCAACTCTAGCAGATCGTCCCCCGGCACGGCCGATGCTTTACGGGTCTTGATGGGCTCGTGGAAACGTACGGTCATAGCGCTCATAGATGTTCTCTCTTTCGCGTGGCCACCCCGGCCGCCATCCCCACTCGCTACCCATGTGGCGAGCAGAGGGGCGGTCAGCGCTGCGAGATACGCGGAGTCGACCGCAGACCTGCGGCGGCGAGTGCGTCCCTGACGGGAGCGGGATACCCGTCCAGCGACGCGCAGATATCGTCCAGCGTGCGGCGGTGCTCGCCGACCATCACGACGTCGCCGCGGACATCGGCGCTGGCCATATCGGACACGCACCCGAGAGCGCGGTCGATCATGGTCTCGTTGGCGGAGCGGCCGCCGGCGAGATACGGCGCGGCCTTGGGTGAGCGGGCGTTGAGTCGGTCGATTGCGTCCTGGTCCATTTGGTCTCCTGCTTCCGGTTGGTTGGTGGTCACGGTTGCTTCGCGGCTCATTGCGCCTCGACCTCACAGTCGACCAGGCGGTCACCGCCTACGGCCCCGCCGAGGATCTCGTCGAACGTGTTGTCCGAGTCGAGACCAGGGACCGCGTCACACAATCGGAGGTCGGCCATCGTGGCATAGTCGTATGCGACGAGATCCAGCTGCACGGTGTGCCCCAATCGCGCCGCCGCGTGCGCCCGGTGTGTGCCCTCGAGTAGGTAGTAGACGCCGTCTCCCATGTCGACGGCGCGCAGCGTTGGGGCGCCTAGGGTAGCCATGTGCCCGGCCACCACCTCGAGCTTTGCCGGGTCGATTCCGTGAATAGCGATTAGCGTTGCCACCTCTTAGGTATGACAGGTTCAATGGGGCCATTCAATGGGGCCACTCTGACAGCGCGTCGATTTCGGACGCGCGTTCAGTGTCTCAAGTCAGGCCACGTCGAGCAGGGTCTCGATGGCGAGCATCCGCTGCTCGAGCTGGTCGAGTCGATCCGAGACCGTACGCGACGCGGCAGGCTCGTCGGTATGGTCCTGCACCGGCGGCGGCCGCAACAACGTTGCGTGCTTCAGTTCGCCCGGCGTTGGCGCCGGCGACAGGTGCGCTCGGGCCACATCGGCGCGAATGACCGCCATGTCGACGAGCTTGCCGGGGGACGTCATGGGAAACGCAGGCGCGCCATGCGCGTCTGACTCGCGGCGCCCGATCACCCGTAGCGGAGAGAGAGAGTACTGTCTGCACAGCCGAGCGCACAGCTGGCCGAGCGCGCTTCGCTGCGTCAACCGGAACGGCTGCAGGTCACCGTGCCCCGCGACGCAGATGACGATGGCCTCCTTTTCGAATCCGCCGACGTGCACACCGACCGTCGCAAGATCGCGACCGGTCTCGATGGCTCCGCTGAAACGAACGAGGAAGTGGGCGTCGGTGTCGCTCCAGCCGTTGTGCGTCTGGTGGTGCTGCCGCAGCTGTTCCACCGAAACATCCACGGGCTGGCCAGACCTATTGGCGGTCTCCGAGCTGCTGATGACGATCCATCGGATGGTACGCATGGCGTAACTCTACCAAGACCAAGCCGCTACGGCCTCTGTCAAGAGGCCTGAGCGACCAAAAGAGCCATGAAACCCTTCCCCCCCGAAGGACCTGAGACCAGACGAAGGCCTTCGGGGGGGGATACCGCAGTGGGATGCCCTGACGCGCGGACTATACCAGGTGCTCCTCCCGGATGCGCAAGGCGAATCCGGCGATAGCGAGGGCGTAACGTGGGTCCTTGGTGGCGATGAGCTGTGCGACGCAGTCAGTCATGGCAAGCACGAGGTCGTGATAGTTGATCTCCACGAGCTGCCGAGACTCGACGACGAGCTCCCGCAGCGCCTGGAGCGTGGCTTCGGCCGGTTCGAGCTGGACTTGCTGCTGAGCCGGGAGCATCAGCCCCTCGGGCTTGACCACTGTGCACACATCCTGCGCAAGGGCTTGCTGCTCGTGGTATCGGTCTCGCGCTGTGGCGTGCGCCTGTTGTCGGGATACACTTTCGGTAGCCATTTCTGATCTCCTGAGCTTCGTTCGAGAAGGGGCGCACCTAGCCGTGCGCCCCCTCTAGGTTGGGGCAGACTCAGCTGCCGAGAGTTCGTCGTCCGTATTGGTTGCGCTGACGCTGGCGCCTATTCTCGCGGAGCTGCTCTGGCGTGGCGACTGGCGCGTCCTTCTTTCGGCGCAGGATGCAGTAGCTGACCTTCTTGCCGCTGCAGACCACGCAGTTTCGACAGTTCATGTGCTTGCTCCAGCGAGGCCGCTGGCCGCACTTAGCGCACATGCGCGTCGGGTCCTCGTCTTCATCCGGTTCCATGGCGCTCTCGCTGTCCCGCGGGCATTTCACTCCACGTGCGGCCATCGAGTTCGCGCCCGGCGCGCTTCTTCAGGACTCCGCCCCATTGCTTGAAGAAGAACGGGACTCCCGCGCGCTGGCATTGGCCGCGGATATCTCGCACCCAATCAGTCTGCATTAGACGAGCACCGAGCCCGCTCTCGCCGCCAACGATGACCCAGTGGATACCGTCCAGGTCCAAATCAGGAAGCGGACCTAGCAGAGGTTCGATTGACAAGAAACGTACCGCGGCGGGCGTCGCCTGGAGGTCCTCGAT